GCAGCGTCAGCGGCGCCGAAAGACCCGGCTGCCCATCCACGCGGTGAACCGCCCGCCACGACGTCTGGTTGTAGCGGAACCGCTCCACGTTGGTGCTGTCAATCGTCGTCCCCTTGCGGTCGCCGATATAGTAATACTGCCACGCAGCCAGCACCGCCGCGCCAGCATTCCCCGGCACAGGCAGCTTTTCCGTGAACTGGACCGGATAGCCCCACAGCGTCCCCGGCGCCTTGTCGCTCGCGTTCGCCGAAAACACCAGGAACCCGCCCGCGTCCACCATACCGTACACGTTGCTCAGCAAGCGTTGATTGAAATGCCAGGTCGCCTCCGCCCCAGGCAGCAGCGCCTCCAGCATGTTCAGCGAATCGGTCAGCGTGAACCCGATCATCGTCGCCGCCGCAACGCTGACCGTCGCGCCTGCATTGATGATGCCCAGCGGCTGCCCCGCGCCGGTGCCCTGGAAGAAGGCGTACTCCTCGTGCCAGTTGATCGCCCCGGCAAAGCCCATCGGCCCGCTCAGGAACGCCGCCAGCCCCACCGCCTCGTCCTCCAGCAGAATATCGCTCGCGCGCGTGTAGCAGATCAACTCGTGCGCCACCAGCTCGATTTGCCGGAAGGCCGGATCGGTCATGGATTTCTCGCCCGCCTCGGGCGTCCACTCCGCCGTGATCCCGCCGAACCAGTGGCCCTCTCCCGCCGTCGTGCCCGTCTGGTCAACAGCCGGAATCAGCACCTGCCGCCGTCGCATCGGGATGATCGTCGCCTTCGCCCGCACGCTCAGTGGCGGTGGCGCGATGCCCAGCAGGTCGGTGCTCTGCTCGATGGGCACCAGGAACCCGCCCGTCGAGCCGGCGTTCTCCGCCAGGTCCTTGTGTTCCTTCGTGGCCCAGCCCGTCTCGCCGCTGTGCTTCGTGCTGATGTGGCTCCCGCTCTCGCTTGCCAGCTCAGCGCCCTTTTGCGCCAGCGGCATCAGGCGCGGGTCGATCCCGTCGCGCATTTTCAGCACATTGCCCGCGCGCGCCACCGCAGCCAGGAACTGGCCCAAGTTCTTGAACCCGCCCGTGGGCGTGCTCTGGCTCTGTGCGCTCTTGGCCTCGGTCGCCACGTCCAGCGCAGCCTGCTCGAGTTCTTTCAACTGCGCCGCCTCGGCCTTGAGTTTCTTCGCGTCCTCGACCATTTGGACGACAGCCGCCTTTTGTTCGGTTGTCGCCTCTGGATTTTCCAGCACGGCGCGGGCATCCGCGAACAATTTGGTCGCCTGCGCCAGCTTTTCTCGATAGTCCATCGTCACACCTCCATGTGTAGTAATTCCTGCTCGATCTCGATCAGCCTCAGCATTCTGTCATCGGAGGTGGGTGCGCTAGGCGGCCCGGCCTGTTCTGTTTGTGCCTCGGCTGTTTTCGCGGCCTGCCCCTCGGCAGGTGCGGTTTCCTCTGGTTCTGGTGATTCGTCGTCCTGATAATTCGCCCACGTTCGCAACGCATTGACCAATTCCGCCATCTGATCCAGCATCGCCATCATGTCGCCCTTCAATCGTCTCCCGGCCTTGGCGGATTTCGCCGGCGTATCCATTCCCTCATCCGCATACAACGCGGTCAACTTGGCAATGGCCTCCGTCTTCCCCGGCCCCTCATAAGCCTGGCCCCGGTATCCCCCGTGCAGCGCGGCCCATGCCGCCCCCATCAGCCGGTGATCGGGCTTGCCGTCCAGCCCGCGCACGCGCAAGTGCCAGGTGGTCACCTTCTCGGGATCCTCCACCACCAAATAATGCTCAGCCGGATGCTCCCCGTCCGCCTCAGTCCTCATCGCAGCCTTGCCAGCGTTAGCCTCGCCCGCGTCCGCCTTGCCCGCCGCGTCCGCCTCGCTGGCATACAGCGCCCGTTGCTGCGCCCGCGCTTCCCCTTCCGTGTCAAACTCCCCGAGCGGGTCACCGGTCGGCTTCCCACCCTCATCAAGTTTGTACACGCGCCACTTGTCCCCCTCGCGGAACACCTGCCACGGCTTCCCCTCGCTCGGCGTTCCCCTACTTCCTACTTCATCCTTCCTACTTTCCCCCATACTTCCTACTTCATCCTTCATACTTTCCTTCGCGCTCAGCGTCATCGTCGCCTCGTTCATCCCGAAAATCACCGGGCTATACTCGAACAGCCGCACCTCGCGCAAATTCCGCACCGTGCTCTTCCCATCCGGCCCCCGGCTGAAATCGGGAGTGATCGCGTCATACCCGAACGACCATTCCGAAATGTCGCCCGCCTTGATGCGCTCGAACGCCCCCAACCCCTCGGGCGTCCTGAGATTGAATTGCGTCGTGGCCGCCAGCGCGCCGGTCGCGTCGGGATACTTCGCCTTGACCGATACCGGCAACTCCGCCGCGCCGATCTCGCGCAGCATCACCGGCTTTCCCAGCACCCGCATGATCGAATCGGTCTTGTGCAAATCCAGCACCTTGACCCTGTTCCCGCGCTCGCTGAGCGTCTTGGTGAATGCCCCCGGCCAGATCACATCGTCGCCCAGGTCCTTGTTCCCCATCACGGCCACCAGGTGCTCCACGATCCCCTGCGCCGCGTCCACCTTCATCACGAATGATGGAAAAGTTTTATGCTCCACCTTGAACCTCCTGTTTGAACTCGCCCGGCCCGACCTTGCCCTGCTGCGCCAGGCCCCATGCGATGCTCTGAATGCACGACAAACACAACGTCAACGACCTGCCGTTGGCATTGTACGTATACAGCGGCACGCCCGACACGCCGCACTGATCGCAGTCCGGTGCTGGCCGCGTGGGATTCGGTACATTGATGACAGAATCGCAGTTCGGACAAGTAATAGTTATTATTCCCATCTTCTTAACCAAAAACTGAAAACCAAAAACTAAAAACTAGAGAACTGGCAGCACCGTGCACCGGCACTGGCACGTGTTCTTGGGCGACCCCGCCGGATCGCCTGGATACTCCAACCTCTCCCTGCCGATCAAGAATTTCTCATCCATGCCCACCACCAACGCCGGCAGCCCCCACACCGCGCCCACCCGGTGCTCCTGCCGCGTCCGGTCGTCGTGCGTCGAATACCATTCCTTTTGCGGCGCCCCCCAATCCCGAAATAGCGCATGGCTCCCCGCGTTGCTCGCCCTCATCGTCTCCGTCCGCGCGATATTCTCCCGCCGGTATGCCGGCGTCCGATCCTGGAACCACTGCCGCTCCTCATCCGTCAGCCCGCCGCCGTTCACGTACTGGTCGAACAGCGCCCCCAGCCCCTTTTGCATATCGGGGATGGACCACCCCTGCTCCATCGCCGTCTGCTGCAACCGGCTGATGTCGTCGCTCGTCGTCGCATTGATCGGCTGCGCGAACTTGAGCATGTACTCATCAAACCACTGCTCGGCGAACAAATTGCGCACATTGAACGCCATCCCGAAATCCGCGTTCAAGCTCTCCCCCTGCGCCATGATCACGCCCTGCACCAAAGGTAGGAACGTCTTGCGCCACTCCTCGTCCCCTGCCATCGTCAAATAATCGTTCACGCTCAGCAAATAATCCTGCCAGTCCACCGTCGCCTGGCGCTCCAAACTCTTACGCTTCGCATCCGCCAGCAGCGCCATCATCTCCCGCTTATCCCGCCCCAACTGCTGCGCCGCCGCATCCCCGAACCTCTTCTCCCACGAAGTCGCAATCCGGTCGGCCTTTGTCCACAACGCCGCCTTGCCCTTTTCCGCCAGCTCAGCCCTGCTCAAAGTCCGCCTGGCCTGGACAGAACTCTGCGCGCTGGGCGCATCGGCCTTGTGCCTGACACCAACCCCCGGTTGGTTCAGGATCGTCGCCATCCTATCCAGCGCCACAGCCGCCCGCTTCAAATCCACCTACAAACCTCTTCCTATAATAATGCTACTCGGAAGTTTCCCCATTCGTTCCTTCCCAAATTCGTTGTTCTACAATCAAGGCACCCTCACATGCAACATCGCCAGAATCTCCTCATCCTCGCGCGCAAAATCAATTGTCACCGCTGGCGGCGGCCTGCGTCGCCTGCCCGCCGGCGTGACCTCTGAAGAATCCAGAATGAGCCGGTCAGCGTTCTCGGCATTCAGATAGTCGCCTGCCTCGGTCAGGATGTGATCTACCACAGTCAGCACTCCGGATAATATCGTCCAAGCCAATCAAGCTCGCTTCGCTCTGGATGCGGCTCATACCATCCTCGGCCTCGCCCGATGTCGGCAACCTTGTTGAAATACTCCTGGTACATCCTGCCCACCCGCTCCAGCGAATAATTCTTGAGCGACCAGTCCCGGCAATCCTCCGGCCTGATCTTGCCGATGTTTCGCGCTGCCCACACAAAGTCATCAAACGTCCGGCACCGATAGCCCGTCACCCCGTGCACGACCGTCTCAGGAAATACCCCCCAGTCGGTCGTGAGCACCGGCGTCCCGCACATCTGCGCCTCGACCGCCACCCCGCCGAATGGCTCAAGATAGTAGGTCGGCACGAACACCATGCGCGCCTTGCCCATCAACTCCGCGCGCTCCTCTGGCCCAACCGTTCCCACGTGCCTCACGTGCGGCTCGGTGATGTTCAATCGCTCAGTCGGATTGACCAGATTGCCTTGCCCGGCCACGATCAGCGGAATCCCCAGCTCGCGCGTCACCTGCGCCGCAATATCCAGCCCCTTGCGCATGATCAAGCGCCCGACATATAGCGCATAATCTCCCTTGTTTGGCTGAAACGGGAAATCAGCCGGATCGAAATAGTTTGGGATCACAGCGTCGTACCACGAGCCGTCATCCTGCCCGAGCAAACCATAGACGTGGTGCATCCACGCATAAGACTCGAACACCTTGAACGGCGCGAACACGCCTCGATATCCGATGCCGCTCTCGACCACGAACCGAACACCCGCCGCGTCGGCGATGGGCTTTTGATAGTTGCCCATCGTGATGAGGAGAAAATCCCCGTCGCGCTTGCGAGCCTGAATCTCTGGGATTGTGTTGCGGCTGAATGTCGTGTATGCCAGGTCATTCCCATCGTGCTTGAAAAATTCGCTGCGCCAGTCGTACTCGCCGTAACACTGCTGTCGAACCGCATTGGAAAGCACGGTCACGTTTTCATCGCACTCAACGTCCGATCCCTCCCCCCCGTAAAATGTCACATGGTGCCCCAGGCTCTTGAGCATCCGCGCCAGCTTGATGATCTTTTGCGTGTACGCGCACGGCCTGTATTCCTTGCTCGTCGGAAGATGCGCCAGGCCCAGCAAGTGAAACCGCAGTTGCCTATCGGTGCCCGCCTTGACCCACATGCGCAGCCCAGGAGCGAATGTCGAGCGCCCGTAGCCCAAATGGCGACAATAGCAATCCTCGAGCCACACGG